ATGTTTCAACGAATAAAGATGATTTTCACGTTTCAACTTTCCGCCCAGCGTTGTACGTTAAGGAGTACATTGAAAAGATTTTTGAGGGTACAACTTATACTTTAAATTGTGCATTTTTTGATACTGATTTTTTCAAGACTTTAATTATCCCAAACAATAGCCAGGGGATTAGAGGAACAAACGATCGTTTTATTTTAGGAACAAAAACAATCTCGCAAGTATTGTTAAATAGCAATACGCCGACTGCTCGAAGTGCAAATGTTGGATTCGATACTACTGTTTTATTGGATGTGACTGAGAACGCTGGTAAAAGTATTTTCACTTATACTGGTAGTACAAAAACAGTTAGAACTATTGCTTCGGTAACTGGGGTTTATCAAACGGATTCGGCTTCATCAATTACTGCGACTTTATATATCGCTGGGGTTGCAGTTCAGGCTTTCACGCAAAATACGTTTTCGGCAAATAATCCTTTCACTTTTGCTTTTGATATTACCGGGAATATAGCCAATACAAATACAGTTAGGATTGAAATAAGCGTTCCAGTTACTGCAAACACTTATATCGTAACAATATCAAACGCAAGTATAAACCTTGCTCAGATCACATCCCAGATAGTTGATGTAGCTTATAATGGTGTGATATCAATTAACGAGAATTTGCCAAAGGGAATATTCCAGAAAGATTTCTTTTTATCGATCTGCAAGATGTTTAATATGTACGTTTATCAGGACAATATTAACGAGAAGCAGATAAATATTTCGCCTTACATTAATTTTTACGGATCAGCGGTAACTAATAGTCTGGACTGGTCACAAAAGATTGATACTGGTGCGCCAATGTCTATTAAACCGATGTCGCAATTAAATGCGAGGTACTATGCTTACAAATACACGCCAGATACTGACTATTACAATGATAATTATATAAAAAAATACGGGCAAAGCTATGGCGATAATTTGTATGATTCGGAGTTTGATTTCGTAAAAGAAACCTTATCAACTCAGATAATTTTTGCGCCTTCGGTATTAAAATTACATTCTGGGCAAGATAAATATCATACTGACATATATAAGCTATCTAATAACAATACTCAGGAGGATCCGATGGATAGCGTAGTACGGATATTGATGGCTAAGAAGATTACGGGAGTAACACAATGGAAAATTCAAGAAGATGGAGGAGGTACATTAGCAACAATTACTTCTTATGGATATGCAGGGCATTTGAATGATCCGGTCACGCCGACTATTGATATTAATTTCGGAGTTCCAAAGGAATTGCAGTTCCCGGCTACAACGTACCCGACAAATAACCTATTTAATACCTATCACTTGCCTTACTTGTTGGAGGTTACTGATATGGAATCTAAGCTGCTAACTTGTAAAGTTTACCTATCTACGAATGATATTTACAATTTAGATTTCAGTAAATACATTTGGATTAATGGAGTACTATTCAGACTAAACAAGGTAGATGGATATAATCCGATGGACTACCAAACAACAACTGTTAATTTATTAAAAGTAATCAATACGAACTGATGGCAGAGGAAATAATAGGTATAAAAGTAACAACCGATGCAGCACAAGCAACGCAGGAGGTAAAGAAATTAGATAATGCTTTTGAGGCAACCGATCAAACAGTCAAGGGATTAAGAACCCAGCTTCGGGAAGCGACTGCAAACGTAGCTTTGATGGCTGATAAGTTTGGAGATACTTCAAGAGAGGCGATTAATGCTGCGAAACGTGCCGCTGAATTAAAGGATAGGATCGGCGATGCTAAGGCTTTGACAGATGCGTTCAATCCTGATGCTAAATTCAAAGCGGTTGCTTCTTCATTGGCTGGGGTTGCTGGAGGTTTTAGCGCCTTGCAGGGTGCGATGGCTTTGTTCGGGAATGAGAATAAGGATGTCGAAAAGGCTTTATTGAAAGTCAATGCGGCGATGGCTTTATCTCAGGGATTACAAGCGGTTGGCGAATCTGTGGATTCCTTCAAGCAATTAGGCGCAGTTATAAAATCAACAACTACTTTCCAGACTTTAAATAATGCGGCAACTCAGACTGCGGTAACTATTCAAAAAGCCTTCGGGATTGCAACTGTTCAGACAAGCGTTGGATTCAATATCTTAAAGGGTGCGATTATAGCGACTGGTATCGGTGCTTTAGTTGTTGCGCTGGGTTTGGTAGTTCAGAACTTTGATAAGATCAGTAAGTGGATTATGAACAGTCCGCTTGGAGATTTGGCGAAAGGAGTAGGTAATTTGGTCACGCAATTTACTGATTTCATTGGTGTAACAAGCGAGGCGGAAAGAAACTTAGATAAATTATCGGCTGCCAACAAACGTGCAAATGAGGATATTGAAAACAGAATTAAAGTTTTAAAAGCGCAAGGCGGTTCTGAAAAGGAGATTTATGAATTAAGTAAAAAGAGAAATGAAAATGAACTTAATGATCTAAGAAATGCCAGTAAGGTTAAGGGAACTTTAACGGATGAAGAACAGAAAAAATTCAGAGATCTAAAAGTTCAGCAATTAGTATTAACTGCGGAGTACAATAAGAAAAGCGCAGAGGAGGATAAAAAAGCCGCAGAGGAGGCAAAGAAAAAACGTGATGAAGCGAACAAACAAGCCATTGAGGATAAAAAGACTGCCGATAAAATGCTGCTTGATTTGCAGAATCAAAAGGCTTTAGCTGAAGTTACTTCCGAATCAGACAAGGCTAAGAAACAAGCTGAAATAAACAACAATGCTCGGATAGCTGAAATCAATGCTTTAAAGATTGATATAAAAACTAAGAATGAATTAAAAAAAGCAAGTGAGGCAGCTTATCAGTTAGAAATTAATGCGATTGATGACAAAGTAAAAGAGGATAAAGCAAAGAAGGATCAGAAATTTGAGGAGGATTTACAAGCTACATTATCGGAGGCAAGGATTGCAAAATTCAAAGAGGGCAAGGACAAAGAAATTGCCGCTTTAGATGAAAAACTGCTGGAGGAAACTAAAAAAATTCTTAGCAATGCAGAATATAGTGAGCAACAAAAAGGGTTATTGGTTGCGGCATTAAGAGATAAATATGGTATTGAGGTTGCGGCGATTGATGCCAAGTTTTTAAAGGAGGCAAATGATAAAGAGTTTGAGAGATTTAAGGATATTACAAATAATGAAAACCTATCTTTTTCGGCAAGAAAAAAAGGCGTAGATGATGCTTTAGCATTAAATAAAAAATTATACGCTGAAGGTAAAATTGATAGTGCTGCTTACTCTAAAACAGAAAAGGAATTATCAGAGGGAAGAATTGAACTCAGTAAAAAAGAAGCAGCCTCAAGATCGGAAAATGCGCAGAAAATTAGTTCTACTTTAAAGAACGTAGCAAAGGCTATCGGAGAGCATACAGTAGCTGGGAAAGCAGCTGCGATTGCGGCAACAACAATAGACACATTTATGTCAGCAACTGCGGCATTTGCATCATTAGCAAAAATACCAGTTGTCGGTGTACCTTTAGGTATAGCAGCAGCGGCGGCAGCAGTTGTAGCTGGTATGAAAAATGTGAAATCTATTTTAGCAGTAAAAACTCCGGCAGTTCCTGGAGGATCATCTGAGCCGGGATTTGTTAATATTCCTTCTCCTGCTGGTGGCGGTGGTTCGATGGGTGGCGGTGTTTCAATGCCTACGATTGACCAAATGGGAACTCCTGATTTAGGTGGCGGAGATTCAGGCGGTCAGGTTCGTGCATCAGGCGATACAATAGTCAGAGCCTACGTTGTTGAAACCGACATTACAAATACTCAAAGCAGGATGCAAGAGATTGAAAACAGAGCAAGATTTGAATAAATGATAAATTTTTAATTAAAAGCTATTTATGAACATGAATACAGATATACCAATTTACATGCTTGACATTACGGATAGCATTGAGGATGATTCACAAGTTGATTTTATCGCATTAGTAGATCGCCCGGCTATACAAAGGAATTGGAACGCATTTAATAAAACTCAAAAATTTGAAGTCACGAATGAAGATCGCCGCATCATATCTGGTGCTATTATGTTGGCTGATACGCCTATTTTTAGATCTGATAATACTTATGGCGATTATTATGTGGCTTTTTCTGCGGAGACTATTATTAAGATCGTACAGAAATTTTTTAAAAAAGGTTTCCAAAGCAACGTGAATTTAATGCACGATTCGAAACAACAATTTGAGGGCGTTACCTTATTTGAAAGTTTTATATCAGATTCATCCAGGGGCATAATGCCGATGAAAGGATTTGAGGATGCACCGGAAGGAAGTTGGTTCGGTTCGATGATTGTAGAAAATGAGGAGGCATGGGCCAAAGTAAAAAGCGGCGAGATCATGGGATTTAGTGTTGAGGGATTATTCCAATATAAACCAAAGGAAGTAAATCAGGTTGCATCATTGATGGATGCGATCAGGAAAATATTATCACAAGTTAAGTGATAAAGATTGAATTTTTAACTATATAAAAGAAAAGTATGAACGCACAAGAAGCAATTTTGAAGATTAAGGCTTTGTTTGATGACAACACTACGCCTATTGAAGTTGAAGCTGAGGTTGCACCAATGATTGAAGAATCAAAAGTGGAAATGGCAGAATATTCTTTGATGGACGGAACTAAGGTTGAGATTTCAGCTTTAGAAATTGGCGGTTTGGTTACCTTGGAAGGCGAACCAGCACCAGTTGGAGATCATGAATTAATGGATGGTACTGAAATCACTTTAGACGAAAATGGTATGATTACTGCAATCGAAACTAAAGTTGTTGAGGCAAGTCCTGAGGTTGATGTAGAGGCTGGTTATGACAAGAAGAAGGAAGAAGAAATGGCTGAAGAATTCAATGCAAAAATCGCTGAATTAGTTGAGGCAAATGATGCAAAGATTGCTGAACTTGAAAACAAGGTAAAGCAAGGATTCCAGCAAGTAGCTGAATTGATCGAAGCAATTTCAAGCACTCCGACTGAAGATCCAATCAAAAAGCCAAGTAGCTTTACAGAATTTGTAAACACGAAAAGCATTAAAGAACAAAGAATAGATAAATATAGACAAGCAATTTTAAACAATAAAAATTAAAAAACGATGGCATTTGACGTATCAACCTTAGCCGCTTATACCGAGCAAAACGAAGCCTTATTGGTAACTGATTCCGTATTAGGTGCAAAAACTGCTGCTTTGATCAAAAGCGCAGGAAACGTAATGATTGGCGTGAAAAGCGCAGAAACAATCAACATTATGGATACTGATGCAATATTCCAAGCTGGTGGTAGCTGCGGATTTACTGCTTCAGGTTCAACAACTTTCACTCAAAGAACTGTGACTGTTGGTAAAATCAAAGTAAACGAGGCACTTTGTCCAAAAGACTTAGAGTCTAAGTATCTTCAGAAGGCTTTGCCTACTGGTTCGATGTATGATTCAATTCCATTTGAGCAGGAATTTGCTGATAAGAAAGCAAAAACTATCGCTGCACAGTTGGAGACTGCTTTATGGCAGGGAGATACTGATTCAGTAAACGTAAACCTTAACAAATTCGATGGACTTGTTAAGTTGATAGGTGCTGCTTCAGGTGTTGTTGCTGCAAATGCTTCAACTTATATTTCTGGTGCGCCTTTAGCTTCAATTACTGCGGCTAACGTGATCAGCATTTTTGATGGTGTTTACAAAGCAATTCCTGCTCAGGTAGTAGCTGCTGATGACATGACTATCTTCTGCGGTCAGGATGTTTTCAGAACTTATACAATCGCATTGAAAAATGCTAATCAGTTCCATTACGCTATTGATGTAAAGGCTGATTCTGAATTTGTATTGCCAGGAACTCCAATTAAGGTTGTTGCTTTGCAAGGATTAAACGGAACTAACAAAATCTATGCAATGCGTATTAGCAACCTTTTCTTAGGAACTGACTTGCTAAACGAGGAAGATAAGTTTGAAATCTTCT